GGCGGGCGCGGACGCTTATGACGCGGCGAATGTTCGGGCGATGTTGTCACTTGCCATCGGCGAGGTTTACACCCAGTCGGCTGGCATTGGCGACTCTGCTGTTACAGGGGTCATCTGACCTCATACTAATTTTCCCTATTAGGGAAGGAGTTTAAAGTCATGACTACTGAAACAGAGAAGCGAGATCGAATTATCAGCCTCGCTAGCGCTTTATTTGCTTGTGTATCTCCGCGAGAGCGGTCTTACAATAAGCATATTCAGTGCCGGCAGCTGGCAATCGAAATCGTAGAATGGATAGAGGCTATACGCAATGCTAAAAAACGTCGTACTAAGATGGAGACTAGGTCTAAGGTTCAGAAGGTTTAACTTCTTGACCACGATCTGGTTCAATCTCGTACGTTAGTTGATTAGCTAACGTATCTCTCTGTCCATTTACTTTCACACTTTGGGAGGACGTCAGTGGTTTTACATCCCGACGCTCTTTTTCAATGCCTTCGATCTGATCTGACTCCCTATCTGGGTGACCTTAGTTCCTTAATCGGAACCGGGGTCATACCGGTAGGGATCTCGTTCCAGCAGGCTGCTGCACTCAGTCTCGGTAATTCCTTCCTCAAGAAGTTTTGTGAGGAAAGGACACCTGACGCTGACGCGGAAGCACTACGGAAGTTCCTAGAGAGCAACGATCGTTGTTCGTCTTGGGAATTACACGGTAGTAATTCTATGGATGAGATTCTCCTCGGCACGGTAAAATCCGTTGCCTGGGAGTTCTTTAATCCAGGGGGTTACCCACTTGAACTTGGACCTAACAGTGTCTTTTCGAAAGGCATTGTTGGACCAGGCGCAAGTGTCGGGGCTCTCGCTAATGACTTCTATACGAAGTTGTATGCGGGCCCGATCTCGTGTACAGATCAGAATTTGTACATTTGGTACGATGCGATGATTAAAGGTCTCCCGACGTGGTCCGCAGCTGAAAATCTGCGAATGTCCGCGTTCGGAGGTCCCCTCATCGTACAAGGTAATCGTCTTAGCTTCGTCCCGAAGACGACTAAGGTGTCCCGTAGCATTTGCGTTGAGCCCACACTTAACATGTGGTTTCAGTTAGGATGCTACGAGGTTCTCTCACGTCGGCTACTGAGTCGATTTGGTATCGATCTCAGCAACCAACAGGAGAAGAACCGGACACTTGCCTGCCGTGGTTCGATCGATGGTTCTTTTGGAACCATTGACCTTGAGTCTGCTTCAGACTCTGTGGCAACAAAGATGCTTGAATGGCTTTTACCTTCCTGGGTCTTTAGGGACCTAAGTCGGTATCGGTCACCAAGCGTCGAGTTGCCCGATAATAGCAGGCGCACACTTAACATGTTTAGTAGCATGGGAAACGGTTATACGTTCCCATTACAGACTATTGTGTTTACGTGTGTAGTTTTAGCTGTGTACCGGATATTGGGTATTAAACCCTTACGTCCGGATACTGGATTCGGCAATTACGGCGTCTTTGGCGACGACATTATATGCGTAGCGAGTAGCTACGACTATATTGTTCGTTGCTTAGGGCTCCTTGGTTTCCGAGTCAACAGCTCAAAGTCCTATAACCTAGGACCGTTCCGGGAATCGTGCGGTGCTGATTACTACCGAGGACGAAACATCCGCGGTGTCTACTTAAAAAGTAGTCAGCTTCCGTCGATTTTCGCTGCTATAAACCAGCTTGTACTTTTCACATCGAGGACAGGGGTCTGTGTACCTTCACTCTCGCAAGAATTGCGACGGAAGGTCCCATGGAACCCCATACCTTTGTGGGAGAATGACGATGCTGGGATTCGCACTCCACTTTCCTTCTTTACCCCTCGGACGGATTTAAATGGTTCGTATGCATATTATGCATATAAGCCAATACCGTCTGTCTTGAGAGTGAAGGAGGATCATGTTGTAGCTCCTAAACGTTCAAAGAAGAGATTCTTTAACGAATGGGGACTACATTGTGCGTTTCTAGCTGGGCGACTAACTTCCATGACTATCCCCATCAGGCATGACAGGGTTAGATACAGGAAGAAGCTTTCCGTAGCACCAAACTGGG